TGCTTCTTTTTGATGTTGTAATGGGGGTCTATGACTGTATTTAGAATAATCTACCTCAACTTTCTCAACATTGTGAGTTTTTATTAATGATGATTTAGGAACCCAAAATTCGGTTAAAGGATCCTTCTCAAAAAACTTACCCCAAATATGGTAAGATTTTTCTTTCTCAACTAATAATTTCTCAATGTAAATTTTTTCAGGAGTTTCCATAAAATATCTTTCCTCAGCAAACTTCTTTGCGAAATACGTATCGAGATCAACCCACTTACGAGCAACCTTAGGAACTGTATCAAAATAATTTATAATGTAATCTGATTGAGTTCTTGTTGGGTAAAACTTTTTATTATTCTCTTTTTTGGTTTTTAGATACAATATATGATTATTGGCACCCGAGTATGAGTCTAATAATTCTAACGCTTTATGTTCTATCAATGATTGATTAATATCCAAAATTCTCTTTTTATTAAAAATAACAATAAAAAAGATATTTATCAATAAAAACCGTAATTATGGCAAATAAAATTCCTATTACAAGGTTAGGTAAATTTTTCGGAGAGAACGATTTTGACCTTGATATTTCAATGGGAGAAGAGTGGTTGATTGGTGATATGAATTTCACTTGTGTGTTATATCGTATAGATAGGCAAAAGACAAAAACAGATGATGTCTATGGTGAAACTGTTTCAGATGGAATTAAGTTTTTACCCCCAATTGAATTTAATGCGTTTGTTCAAGTATCGGCACCTGAAAATAAAATGATGGGGTCAACAAGAATGGATCAAATGGAGCCAGGGAATATTAGAGTTTCTGTTTATCAAAAAACTTTAGATAATTTAAATGTTGATATAAATTTTGGGGATTATATTGGTTACTACGAAACTGAAACTTTGGTAAGGTACTATACTGTTAATAATGATGGTCGTGTTGTGTCAGATAATAAACATACCTATGCAGGATATAAACCATTTTATCGTACAATAAGTGCGTCTCCTGTTGGTCCAAATGAATTTAAAGGATTATGAAAATAGTATTAAAAGAATCACAAACTAATGAATTAATATCTTTTATAAAAAAAGACCCTAATTTATTGATAAAAAAACAAGTTAAAGTTTATTATGATATTACAAGACATATGTTTTCTGTAACATTTTCTGGCATTGTTGTATTAAAGGCAGATTACGTTAGATTAAAAAATGTTAAATTTTTAGTGGGGGAAAAGGGAAAAGAAAAGGTTAGGTCAGTAAAACAAAAAAATGTTCATGCTTATGTTACAGGAACATTGATTGATTATTGTGAATATCCTTGTGATGATATTCCAAGTCCTGAAGGAAATGTTGTCATTAAATATAACCCTTATTTTGACGACTCATTTCTTATAAAAAAAACAAAAGAACCAATTTTTAGTGCTGATGAGGTTGAAATGATAAATTTAGATGATAAAATATTTTTAGTTAATTAATTATGGGATTTCCAAAACAAATAAAGAAAACAATTCCTCTTATCAATAAAAAAATATTGACCCCAAGAAGACATGAGATTGCGGAGATGATTTCAGATGATGGAACTTACCTTCCAAAATCTTTATTGCATGCGGATTTAGATCGTGGATTTTTAGATTTTGTTAGGGATGAATTAAGATGTGTTGTTGATGGAAAAGTTATTCCTGCAATAGACATTTTAATTACAACACAAAATTGGTCTCAGTTTGTTGAAACTTGGGATTTCCAAAATATTGATAAAAACGCAGAACCCCCATTTATAACAACAATTAGAACCCCCGAAGTTAAATTTGGTACAAATCCGGCATTAAGGTACAATATACCAAATAGGAAACAATATTATTATGCGAAGGTACCAACATGGGATGGACAAAGACATGGGATGGACATTTATAAAATACCACAACCTGTTCCTGTTGATATAACATATACAGTAGTTATAATATGTAACAGAATGAGAGAATTGAATAAATTAAATCAAATTATTCTTGAAAAATTTTCTTCTCGTCAAGCGTATCAAGTAATTAAAGGTCATTATATTCCAATTGTTATGAACGATATTACTGATGAATCAACATTAGATTTAGAAAAAAGAAAGGTTTATATCCAAAAATATACATTTACTTTATTGGGGTTTCTTATTGATGAAGATCAATTTGAAATATCTCCAGCAATTACAAGAGTTTTTCAAATATATGAAACTGATGTAAAAATAAAAAAGAAAAAACAAAAAAAGGAAACCCCCAATCCCCCATCAGTAAAAAGATATGATTTTGCGACAGGTGTTACATCAAACGAAGTCACTGAAGTTTTTGATTACACTGTTAATTTAAAATTTGTTGATAGTGATAACGTGTCAAACGGAACTCCTCCGTCAGGATATGACGTTTATATAAATGGTCTTTATTATGGTAATGATGTTAGAGAAATACAAATTAATAGTGGAGATACACTAAGAATAGTTATTTTTAAACAATTCCCAAATGATACATCGTTTTTAATTTTTAATCAGGAATTACTATAATTAGTCTTCACCGTATACATCTTTTTTTTCTTTACATTTTTCCATAATTAAATTTTCTAAAAATCTATACATTTTTATCCCTCGTTTATCACAATACTTTTTTAACACATTGTGGACCTCGGGGGAAATCTTTAAATTTTTTATCTTCTTAGTGTCATTATCCATAGGTAGAAAAAAGGTAGAATAAAATCATACCAAAATATAAATAGTTTCAAAGAAGTAAAGTTTTTGCGAAAAAAACTAATATTTATATAGAAAATAAAATAACTAAATAAAAAAAGACAATGGCAAACAGTAAAGTATTTGTATCGCCGGGAGTATACACTTCTGAAGTAGATTTAAGTTTCGTAGCACAAAGTGTTGGTGTTACAACCTTAGGTATTGCGGGAGAAACATTAAAAGGACCCGCTTTTGAACCAATTTTTGTAAGAAATTACGATGAATTTCAAAACTATTTTGGAGGTACTTCACCCGAAAAATTTATTAACACACAAATCCCTAAATATGAGGCGGCATACATTGCAAAATCGTATTTACAACAATCTAATCAATTATTTGTAACAAGAATTTTAGGTCTTTCAGGTTATGATGCTGGACCATCTTGGTCAATCTTAACTGAAGCAAATGTTAATTGTTCAACAATTGATGTTAATTGTTTTAGTTCAGTGACCGTAAATTGTGAACAACAATGTGTTATTCCTTTGGAGTTACCATATTCTGTTGATTTTACGGGATGTACGGATTCAACTTCTAGTATTGAATACTTATCAAACTTTCCTCAGGAAATAATGGATTTATTATATACGAGTTATGAGTCTCAACAAGGAGGAACATCAACTTTGGATAGTAATATAAAAGAATTAATTTTTAATGTAATAACAAATTCAAATCCATTAATTGCGGAAGACCAATATATTAGTTATTTTGGTAGTGTTGAAGGTAATGATTATAATGCGTTAACGGTTAATGGGTCATACACCGCAACAACAAACGTTTATGGTGTACCATCAATACCTTTTAGTGGAAATAATTTATGTGATGGGGCAAACACATCGTGGTATTATTCATTATTTGATAATGTTGGTGGTGGAAGTTATACAGGATTTTCATTTTGGTCAATTGTTACTGGCGTAACTAATATTACTCCAATTACAACAACCACAACCGCACCAACAACAACATCAACAACAACCGACCCTTGTGTTATTCCTGTTCCAACAACAACAACAACAACAACAATTCCTATTCCTGTTGAGTGTTTTTCAGGATCAGTAATGGGTGTGATTTATTATTATACAGGAACATCATATACAGAATATGATGATTTGGTTGTAGCGACATTTAGATCAAGAGGTATATCAACATATTCAAATGGTAATAACCCAATTTATGAAGTATCTGGTTTGACGGACGTAGTTTTAGATATGACAGGACAATATTCTGGAGTATTACAAAACCCATATCTACCATTTGGTGTTAATGTTACTAATAAAGATGGTGTTAATTTTAACTTTGAAACATCTTTTGCAACAAGTGACTCACAATATATAACAAAAGTTTTTGGTACGGATAATTTTGGTAAACCAAGAACAGTGGTTCCTTTATTTGTTGAAGAAAGGTTTCAGGCTTTATTAAACTATGGTTGGAGAAAAGGATTTATTAGAGGATTAAATCCAACATTAGTAGATTTAAATTCTGCACAAAGTAATGCTTCGGATTCTATTGGTTGGTATTTAGATAGATATCAAACACCAAGTTCTCCTTGGGTAGTATCTGAACTTAGGGGTACAAAAGTTTATAACCTATTTAAATTTTATACAATTTCAGATGGTGATTCAGCTAATTATGAAATAAAAATATCAATTGGTAATATTTCGTTTTCAAATCAAACATTTGATGTCTTTATTCGTGATTATTATGATACGGACGCAAATCCAGTTGTGATTGAGAAATTTACTAACTGTAGTATGGATCCAAGTCAAAATAATTTTATTGCAAAAAAGACAGGTTCATTAGATGGTGAATACCAACTTAATTCTAAATATGTTATGGTAGAAATGAATGAAGATGCTCCTGTTGATGCACTTCCTTGTGGTTTTGACGGGTTTAATTTTAGAACTTATGGTACCGCAACATCACCATTCCCTGTTTATAAAACAAAATACGATTTTCCTGGAGAAGTTATCTTTAACCCTCCATTTGGAACACCAATTCAAAGTGGTGGAGATAATGTTAGAAGAACCTATTTAGGTATTTCTAATAATAATAGTTGGGATGGTAATTATTTTGAATATATTGGTAAACGAAATACAATCTCAACTTGTGATCTTGAAAGTGTTGATTGGAATTATAAATCAAAAGGTTTCCACATGGATAAGGATGCTTCAGGAATAATTATTTCAGATGCCTTTACAACATCAGGAACATCTAAATTTAATGTAGGGTCGGCAAATTTCTCATCTGAACCTAATAACCCAACAAGTCCTTATTATAGAATTTATTCAAGAAAATTCACATTATTAGTACAAGGAGGTTACGATGGTTGGGATATATATCGTGAACATAGAACTAACAGTGATAGATATGTTTTAGGTAGAACTGGTTATTTAAACGGAGCATGTCCTGATAACAGATATCCAAATGCAGTTGGTTGGGGAGCATTCAAACAAATTGCTGTTGGAGATGGTACTCAAGATTTTGCAAATACTGACTACTACGCTTATTTATTAGGAATTCAAACATTTTCTAATCCTGAGTCGGTCAACATAAATGTATTTGTATCTCCAGGTATTGATTATGTTAATAATAGTGACTTAGTTGAATCAACAATAGACATGATTGAAAATGAAAGAGCGGACTCACTTTATATTACAACAACTCCCGACTATAATATGTTTTTACCAACAACTACAGGTAATGATGGTATTATTTATCCTCAAGAAGCTGTAGATAATTTAGAGACAACAGGAATTGATTCTAACTATACCGCAACTTATTATCCTTGGGTATTAACTCGTGATAGTGTAAACAATACACAAATATATATACCAGCAACTGCTGAGGTAACTAGAAATTTAGCCTTAACAGATAATATTGCATTCCCTTGGTTTGCAGCGGCAGGTTACACAAGAGGTATTGTAAACTCAATCAAAGCACGTAAGAAGTTAACTCAAGAAGATAGAGACACTCTTTACCAAGGAAGAATAAACCCAATTGCAACCTTCTCTGATGTTGGTACAGTAATTTGGGGAAACAAAACTCTTCAAGTTAGAGAATCTGCTCTTGATAGAATTAACGTGAGAAGATTATTATTACAAGCTCGTAAATTGATATCTGCGGTGTCTGTAAGGTTGTTGTTTGATCAAAATGATGAACAAGTTAGACAAGACTTTTTAAACTCTGTAAATCCAATATTAGATGCTATTAGAAGAGATAGAGGTTTATATGATTTCCGAGTTACAGTTTCTTCTGACACAGCAGACTTAGATAGAAATCAAATGACAGGTAAAATTTATATTAAACCAACAAGATCCTTAGAATTTATAGATATTACATTCTATATAACACCGACTGGAGCATCATTTGAAGATATTTAATTATTAAAATGAAAAAAAAATAAAAAAAAGGAGGCGAGTTCTCCTTTTTTTTATTACCTTTGTGTTTATAAATAAAAAAACTATGAAAATAACATCAGAACACAAAGCACTAATAAAAAAATGTATTAGTAATATTCCAAAGGACTACGATGAAACTCAATACGAACTAATGATCTATGAATTTCAAAATAACACAGAAATTTCAGATCTAGAAGAGTTTGCAGATTTTAATGGTACAATTGTAAATCTTAATAAAGTTGTTAATAACATAATAAAAGAAAGAAAGAATACATTAAGTCATATTGACTTCAAATATGCAGATAGAGAAGGGGACTTCGACCAATTTACAATTTATCAACATAAAAATAAACACAATGAAAATTAAACCTATTGATTTAATTCCGGCAGTAAAATATTATTCATTTGATTGGGATGATAATTTAATGTATATGCCAACAAAAATTTATCTTTTGGATGATAAAGGTAATAAAGTAGGTATGACCACAAAAGATTTTGCGGAATTTAGAGACATGGTCGGAAAAAAATTATTTAACTATAATGGTCATACCATTGTTGGACCAGCAAAAGATGCTTATATTGAGTTCGGAGTTAATTATGACGATCAATTTTTAATTGATGTTATGGTCTCACCAACAGGGCCAGTATGGGATGATTTTGTTGAAGCAATTAATAATGGATCCATTTTTTCTATAATTACTGCAAGAGCTCACACACCATCAGCAATTAAACAAGGTATATATAAACTAATTAAATCAAACAAAAATGGGATTGATTCAAATAAGTGGGTTAAAAATTTATTAAAATATAAAGATTTATCGGATGAGGATATCTTATCTAAAGATAAACTTATAAAATCATATTTAGATTTGTGTCGTTTTCACACTGTTTCTTTTGGTATGAGTTCTGAAACAAATCCGGAGCCAGGAAAAATTAAAGCTATGGAAGAATTTATTAAATATGTTAAAGAAATTTCTAACCAACTACAGAAAAAAGCTTTAATAAAAAATAAAATAAATAATTATATTAAGCCATTTATTGGTTTTTCAGATGATGATGTAAAAAATGTAGCTAGTATGAAAGATTATTTTAAAGATAAAGAAGATAATATATTACAAACTTACTTAACATCAAAAGGAATAAAAACAAAATATTAATAATAAAAAGCTAGTACTAGTATATTTTATTTAAAAAAAAATAAAAGTAAATAGAAAAATTTTATTTATCGTATATTTATAATAAAAATAAACATAAAATTAAAAATTAAAAATTATGGCTGATTTGTTAATGAAAATGCCAGTTCCGTACGAACCCAAAAGGCAGAACAGGTTTATTATAAGGTTTCCTTCAGATTTGGGTATCAACGAGTGGTTTGTGGAGAGTGCTTCAAGGCCATCAATAAAAATCGGTTCAACCGAAATACAATTCTTAAATACATCAACATTTGTTGCGGGTAGATTTAATTGGGATGCAATCACAGTTAAGTTCCGTGACCCAATTGGACCATCTGCCGCACAAGCTTTAATGGAATGGGTTCGTTTATGTGCTGAGTCCGTTACAGGTCGTATGGGTTATGCTGCAGGATACAAAAAAAATGTTGACCTTGAAATGTTAGATCCAACAGGAGTTGTTGTAGAAAAATGGATATTAGAAGGTACATTTTTAACTGATGTTAATTTTGGAACATTATCATATTCTCAAGATGCTTTGGCAGACATTAGTGGAACACTTCGTATGGACCGTTGTATATTAGTTTATTAATTTCTTTTAAATAAAACTAAAATATATCTATTCATAGATACGATATTTAATTCCCATATATTATTATGTGTGGGAATTTTTTTTTCAATTGAAGATTTAACTATTTACTTTTATTTTTCTTTTCTTAAAATACATACTAGCATACTAGCTTTATTATTTATTTTTATTTTATCTTTTTGGAAATTGAATAAATAATTTTTTCATTCTTTATTTTAAAATATTCAATTAATCTTTTACTGGCTTTGCTAAAGGTTATTCCGTTACTTCAATATATCTATTCATAGATATGATATTTAATTTCATTATATTATATATGGGAATTTTTTTTATAAAATAACAAAATATATTAATTATTAAGATTTTAACTAAAAAAAAAGAAATATATTTACAAAAAATATAAGTAAAGTATCTTTATAATAAAAAAACAATTATGGAAAACGATTCAAAACAGTATGGTCAAATGGATTTTAATTTACCTCACGATGTTGTGTCTTTACCTTCGGGTGGTAAATATTATAAATCTAAAAAGAAAAGTGTTAAAATTGGTTATTTAACTGCTGCCGATGAAAACACTCTTTTAAGTATGAACCCAAATAAAACGATTAAGGAATCAATTGTATTACCGTTATTAAGAAATAAATTATATGAAACGGATATTAGACCTGAAGATCTTTTAGATGCGGATATTGAAGCATTATTAATATTTTTAAGAAATACATCTTTTGGTCCTGAATATGTTGTAAGTGTTACTGATCCACAAACAAATAATGAATTTAATGCAACAATATTACTTGATGAATTAAATATTAAAAAAATTAATATTGAACCTGATGATAATGGTCATTTAAAAACAACATTACCAAGAACAAAATCTAATGTTACGTTAAAATTTTTAACTATGAGAGATTATGTTGAAATTGAAAAAACTTTAAGTGGATATCCATCAGGAATAATACCACCTATTGCAACTCTTAGATTAAGTAATATGATTGTTGATATTGATGGTAATACTAATAAGGGAGATATTGTTAAGTTTATTGAAAATATGCCAATAATGGATTCAAAACATATTAAAAACTTTATGTTAGAAAATGAACCAAGATTAGATTTAATAAAAGAAGTTATCGCCCCGTCAGGAGAAAGAGTAATGGTGAACATTGCTTTTGGGGTGGAATTTTTTCGGCCTTTCTTCTGATTACTCAAAATTTATATTAGATGAATTTTATTTATTGGCAAAGATGCTAAGAACATCTTATTCCGAGTATTTAAAAATGCCAACATATGTGAGAAGATATCTTATTGATAAAATTATTGAGGAACACAAAAAAAACAAATAATCTATATTTATTATATAAATAGTTTTATTATATGGGACCGCCAAAAGGAGCAAAAATTGAGGTAAAAGATACAGATACTATTGTTGATACTAAATTATCGGATGATTTATTAAATCTAAAAACTATATTGGATGCGACTTTGGATACTGTCACAAGTCCTTTAAATGCTGCAGACAATTTATTGAAAATAACTAAAGAGATTTTAACAACTATAGGTCCTTTGGGATGGTTTGAAGCATTACAAAATTTAGATACAGAAGCAACTAAATTAGTTAGAACTTTTGGAATAAGTAAAGATAGAGCTGGAGAATTAACTCAAACTATTGCCGATGCAATACCCCAATTTGTTGGTCTTGGACTTGATGTTGGTGATGTTGCGGAAACATTAAAAGGTTTGGGAGAAACCATGAAGGTTAATATTATGTTAAACGCTGACTCTTTAACTAGTTTTGCTGCAACCGCAGAAGTAACTAAAGTAAAACAAAGTGAATTAGCCGAAAAATTTAGGGATGTTGGTGTTAGTATTGCAAGTATTGAACCTAATATGTTGGATGTTGTTAAAATTGCTAGACAAGCAGGGGTAACAGTTCAAGCTGTTTCTGCGGGTGTTGTTACTAATTTAGATAAAATGAACCTTTATAATTTTGAGGGTGGGGTTAAAGGATTAGCAAAAATGGCAGCACAAGCTTCAAGATTGGGGATTCAAATGTCATCAATATTTACTGTTGTAGATAAAGTATTTAATCCTGAAGGCGCAATTGAATTTGCAGCGTCACTACAAAGATTAGGTGTAACATCAAGTCAATTACTTGATCCATTAAGATTAATGGATTTAGCTCAAAATGACCCAACAGAACTTCAAAACCAAATTGTAAACATGACAAAAGAGTTTACAAGATTCAATAAGGAAAATAATCAAATAGAAATATTACCTGGAGCTAAAAGACGTATTGATGAAATTGGTAAAGCAATGAATCTACCGGCCGGTGAATTACAAAAAATGGCAATAAATGCCGGTATGTTTGATATGAAATTAAAACAAATTAAATTCCCAACCGATATTGCTAACAAAGAAGATAGAGAACTTATTGCAACAATGGCACAAATTGATAAGAATGGTATTGCCAAAGTAAGAATAGAAAAAGTTGATGCAGATGGAAAAGGAACGGGAGAATATTTTGATAAAAGGGTTAGTGAATTAAATACTGATGATGTTGCAAAATTGGCACAACAACAAAAAAGTAATGACGCATCAATGGAAGAAATTGCGAAAGATCAATTAACTTATATGAAACGAATATCTTCAAATTTAAATGAAATTGTTGCGGCAGCTAAATATGGTCCCGCAAGTTCTAAAACACTGCAAGATTTATACTCAGGAGCATTAGGAGGATTTGAAAGATTACTAACTAATAATGTACCACCGGAGGCAAGGGAATCCAAAAATTATAGGACGGCGACTGATGCGGTAGCTCCAATTGTGATGGAACTAATGGAAGGATTTTTAGATAAAGTGGGATTAAAAGATATGGGTAACAAAGTTCTAAAAGAAATTGAAAAGGGTTTTTCATTTATAAAAAATGTGACTAGTTCAAGTTTTGGTATGGGAGGACCTGATCTTGAAGATCAAACTTTAATTGAATTTTTAAAGAACCCAAACTTGGATATTTCTTATGAACCAATGACAATAACAACTGAGAATCAATTTACCGTTGATTTTAATGTTATTGCTGATGATAAAATTAGTGCTCAGTCAATTCAAGATATTAATAGTGCAATATCTAATTATTTTAATGGACCTGATGCAACAAAAAATATGCAAGGTTTACTTAGTAGAATTGATAATATTAGAGTATCAAATGGTCAAAAACCAATTTTTAAATAAAAAAAAACCGACTAAAGGTATTTATAAATAAAGAAAAAAAAATGCCAGAAAGTGTTTTATCATTTACATCATCATCATCTTTTAGAGATTTATTAATAGCTAGAAATTTACCACCATATCAGGTAGAAGGGTCGTTTAACCCCCCATCTGGTGATGTGGTTTATGAGATTAGTCCTTTAAACGATAGTAATGTTATTGATTCACCCAACAATTTAATTTCAACAAACCAATTAGCAAATAATTTATATCCATTAAATGAATGGGGTCCTGATGGAGGATTTTTAGGTAAATATAGTGTTCCTGGATCACCATTACCTGTTGGAAGTAATAATGGTCCTTATGATCCAACAGATTCAGCCTTAGATTTAATTAATGAATTTTATATTGATGCGGCATATATTAAAAATATGTTTGGACCTGAAGGGGGATATAAAGATTTAATCATTATAA